ACCGGGTGAGCGTGCTTGGTCGGAGATCACCCCCGACCAACTTCTGGGGAAGAGTGGCCCACCACCCGCAGTCGCCCCTTATGCTCGGCGGAGCATTAGGGCTCGGCTTGACTCTCTTGCTGAGCGGGCCAGCACCACCCCCATCTCTCGGCGTGCCCCCGAGACACCACGTCCTCAGCGACGCACTGTGGAGCGGCTCCGAAACGCTCTCTGGTGGCGCGCTGCGTGTGTGCTCCTCCCTGGCGCGTTCAGCCGAAGTGAATCCAGACGTGGATTCAGCGTTGTATGCGATCTCGTGTGGCTTGACGCAGCCACGATCTATGGCGAGATCCTGGTGGAGGTCCGAGGACCCACAAACTCGGGGCCTACGCGTCGGCATTACGTTGTCCTTGTTGACGACGCCAGCCGCATGGCCCATCGCAGCGCTCTTATGGGTGCTGCTCAAGCCCAACTCGCCCCCTCCCCGTCCGCCACCACCACCACCACCGCGCGCGCCCGCTTTGGACCGGACCCCCCCGCTCAGCCGCTGTCGGGAGTGTCAGGACCCGGGGCATGTGACCGCGTCCTGCCCGTTCGAGGATGCGAAGGAGAGTCTTGGGGAAGCGCCGATGACTGGGAGTCTGATTCGTCAGCCCCGGAGCCGGCCAGACCCCTCCGTTCGAAGTCGCGCCGCAAGCGCGCAAACAAAAAGAAAACGCTGCGCGACTTGCTCGACAAACGCGCACGCTTCCCTCACCTGCCCGAGAGCAATGGCAGCGAGGATGGAGAGGTGCTTGTGAACGAGCCCTCTACATACGTGAAGCCAGCGTTTATTGGCCCGGGCCCAGCGCCCCTCCTCCTGACCCGCACCAAATGGGTCACCAAGCGAACGAAGGTGGACGAGGTTGAACAGCCCGACCCACGCTTGCTTGATTTCGCGAAAGTCCTCGCGAATGCAGACGATGAGGCACTCAAAAAGTATATGGACGCCAACCCCGGCTTGACCATCAACTCCACCATCACCGTCCCGGTGTTCGAGGAGGAGGAGGTCATGGTTGTCGAGGATGACGCGCCCCACGTACCCGCACCCCCAGCAAAGCCCGAGCACGCCGGCATGACTGGGGCCCAGATCGCCAAGTACGAGAAGCGACTGGAGGCTCGAGCTGCCTATGAAGCAAAGCTCGCCGCTGACGCCCGGCTAAAGGCGTCCGTTCATTACAAGCACCTCGTCCCTTGGTGCAAACAGCTCTACGCGCCTCCGACCAAGCACCGGAAGCCCGTCAAGAACACAGTGCGCTTCATGCAGCACTGGGAGTCAAGGTGCTTTGTCAGCGGGTACTGCTGGCTGTCCTACTTCCCTTACGGGAAGGGAGAAGTACCAGATCTGGGTGAGTGGCCCACACTAAAAACACTCCGCGACGCATTGTGGAAATATTTCCACGGCCAGAAGATGCTCGCAGACGCCAAGCCCGGGCGTTGTCAGTTCGAGGGCATAATTGATGTTGGCGCCCACAGCTACCACGTGGGCCACATCTCCCACTCGTACCTTGAAGTGGGACTTGGCTGGACGAACACCAGCAAACTGAGCCGCCGTGTAGGTGGACTCAGGCCCGACGCTGCCAAGAGCTCGGGAAAAGCCCGCGCGGGTCTGCCTAGTCGCAGCAGCCCCGCGTTTCAACCCAGCAAAGCGGCCCTCCTCCTTGGCTTCGTTCGATCACTGGGGTCGACCATAGTGAAGCTTTGGAACCTTCTCGTACGCAATCGCTGGCCGCAGTTGTGCATTCCCGTGCATGACGTGACGGCCGCTTTTTGCCGCACCTGCCTCTCCTGTGAGGGGCATTCCGTAGACGAGCCGGGGTATTGTTACCTCAGGTTATTCCCGTCCAGACTCCGACCCGAAGTGAGTCAAGAATTAGGGCCGATCCCACAATGGAGCGACATCCAAGAGCTCTTTGAGATCGTGTACGATGTTCCTATCGACGCCCTCTACGTCCAGCCGGTCACACTTCCAGATGTGGGACCATCACGCCCCTCGATGTTGACATACCATCGGGGCGCCACCGGCAACTCCCAACACGCAACCCCAGCGGCAAACGATAGACTGGGATCTGAGTCGACCCTCAGCTTGCTGAGCAAGACTCACCATCGCGATAACGTCACCATGCCATACGCGGCACAGGCGACCGAAGAGCGAGAAGAGGCTGCAGCAATCTGCCCCTGGACTACCACTCCGGAGCAGAAACGCTTGCTGAATGACGAGGGAATCCCCTGCGCCCTCGCCTCTGATCGCCACCACAAGCACGTGGTGCATAAGGCCATTGAGCGGAGCCTTCACCAATCCGCCGCCAAAAAACTTGCTGGACCATTTGTCGCAATGCAGATGAAGCAAAGCAAGTTCGACCGTCTCCGCCGCGAAAGCGGTCAACCCGGCACACTCGTCAACGTGGCTTACAGCGCCCGCGACTGTGATCGGTTTCCAGGAGCACCGGACTCCCTTCCGGCCCACCTCCCTGCGTCCACCGTCTTCTTGGACGGGACTCTTCAACAGATGTCCCTCGAAGACTTCGCTGACTTGACGCGTCAGTACCAAAACGTCGACACGTGGCTGTGTCTCATAATCAGCCCGTACGAGACGAAATTCCGCTCTTCGTCGGTATACCCTCAGACCTACCGACTCATCTATCCCTCCAGCGACAACTCCAAGTTCCTGTATAGCTTGGAAGGGAAGGATGACGACAACTATGAGCAGCCAATCAATCACCTCCAGTGGTTGGAAACAGCTGTCATGCACGTCGAGAGCGAAGACCAAGTGTGGGATCTCACCTTCACTCGCGTTGAGTCACATCTCACGCAGCACTTGGTTCTCGTTAAAAGGGGAAAACTCCCCACTGAGCGTCTGGACGCTCTGCGATCACCCCATCTTGTTGAACTTCCGGCCTTCGGAGCTGCCTTGCGCACCCGTTGGGTTCAACATTCCACTTACCTTCAGTGCATGAGTCATGCATTTGCACTGAAGAATTACTCCCGCGCCGACGCGTACGCTAAGCTGCGCTCGTATATCAAAGAACATTTCCCCGTTCTAGACATGCGAACAGTGCATCACATGTGCGCGCTCCTCGTCTGCGTCCGATCCCACGATTGGAGCACGGCGCATCTACCCCCGGATCTTCAACCGCTCTCCTGGAAGTTGAAGCAGTGGTGGAGCAATTCCTGCGCGGCCGTCCTCCCGCGCTCCATCCATGCCCACCTGTTCGGCCAGTTTTACCAACTACTGGCTAGCAGAAGCACACTCGAACCTGACGAAGCAGTCTTCCTCCTCACCAAAGAGGACCGCTTCGTCCGTCCGAAACCGTGCATCTGGGCGAATGGCTTCACAGCCCCCGCCGTTCGCGACCCCGAGCCTTGGGTTTATCACGAACGTGCCGTCGCAAGAGCCGCTCTCCTCCCCAGAGAGCAACCAAATCAAGCGCCGCCTCCCGCCCTGGAGGCACCACCCCCTGCTGGGCCAGCGGTCGTCAATCCCGACGACTCTGAGCTCGGCGACCGTCCGGAGGATGAGGTCATCCCTGATCGAAACGCACCCATCGATCACCTCGAAGAGATCCCGGACCAAAACGCCCCGGAATGGCAGCCCGAACTCCTCCAGTTCGTGCAGCCTGTCCATATACCAGTGGTTGGCGACCACAATCGTCACGAGTCCCTTGTTCCCCCGGACACGTGCTTGCTGCGCGCTTGGGAAGCCTTGAGCCAGCAATCCCCCCAAAATGCCTGGAATGTCCTGCGCGCGAACCTGCCCGCGGACTATTTGGAACCAGGCTTCCAGCCCCACATCGGGTTGTCGTCCCGCGAGTTGCACATACTCGCCTCTGTCCATGGATTTGCTGTTAACATACAGTACTACATCCATCAGGATCGACAGCCTTACTGGGTTGGTTCAGCTGCTGAAGGCGCGCCCACGCGCTTCATCTCCTGGACCCGGGAACCTCGCGACACCCCTGAAGGGCGGGTGTTCGTGGGCCATTGGACTGCCCTTCCCAATACGACTAGGGCCCAAGGCGTGCGCGTTAGACGCGCGTGCCGTGGAATAGTGAGGGGCGCCGCGGATCGGAACGTGATCCCAGAGCGCCCACTAATCCAACATCGGGCTCCTTTTCGTCTTGACTTCGCTCGCTTGTTCCGGCCTGACAGACCGGACCCGCCGATGTCCCACCCATTCGAGTACCAAGCTGATTGGTCCCGCGCTAAAATGTGCTGGACTGGTTGGCTCCGTTCGGAATGGGGCAAAGCGGGCGAAGTCCTCCCACGCGGTGAGATCTCAGAACTCCAAAAGATGTTCGAGAACAGGCAACACCTGAATCACCGCGTCACTGTCAGCCTTAACATAGGCGCACCCGGTAGCGGCAAGTCCCACTCGATCAAACAGTGGTTTCATCGCTACCAAGAAAAGCTTGCCTTTTATTGGCAAGCATGCTTCGCGCGAGTACAGTTGATGGAAGACTGGAAAACCGGAGCGTCGGACAAGGGCAAGCGACTTTTCAAGACGCTGGAGAAAGCCCCTGTGGACAATGTAGCGCTTCTTCACATCGAGGAACTCCAAATGTATCCCCCCGGATACCTCGATATGCGCATCATCCTCTGTCCCGACTTGCGGCTAATAACCGCCACCGGGGATTGCTTCCAAAGTGGTTTTACCCTGACCACCACGGATTCCCCTCTCCAAACACAGGAAAGCGACCTCCTTCGCTTACTACCACGGGCTGGACCCTACAAACTTTATACCCACAGGCTGGCACCTGGAATCGCTCGTCCTCTCGGTCTGGACACCACCTCTCAAGCGGCTGGCCGCTTTCACGTGATAAACTACCGCATCAAGGGCATATGGACCCTGGTCCCTCAGACCTACAAGGCTGACGGGGCCAACGTCGGTAGTACCACTTTCGCATCGTCAACTGGCGTTGACGTTCGGCCTGGCGCCGATTATCAGATTATCCTTGACCATGCTGCACTTCACAAGTGTTCGCATGAAGTCATTTTTTCAGCTCTCACTCGAGGCCCCGCTAACGTTTACATCGTGAACGAGCTCTCCCCCAGCGATAGACAAGCCGCCAACGGCCATCCTGTCTGGGGACCAGTGCTCGGCGTGGGGACCCTCGACGTTTCCAGAGCTTTCGCCGCCCGCCCGACTGAGTTCGAGGCTTTACCCTGTGACTGGATCACAGGTGCCATTAATTATGATGAGCTTGACCCAGCGTTTCGCGCGCTGTGGGATGAAAAGCCATCGATCGTTCGAGAGATCCGTGCGGACTCGTTCGACCCCCAAATCCGCACTCATTTTCCCCACGGAGGTCCCGACATGAGCTTAGCTGAGCTCGAACCTCTCGTGTCAAAAGAGTCCCAGGAGTACTCCTGGGGGTTGCTGCAAAGCGACCAAATCCGTGACGTTCAGAAGAACGATGGCCTGACGAATTTCCTGTTCGCCAAGCAGTCTAGTAGTCTTGACCCGACGGCGCTTCCAAAAGCTGTCCAACGTCGAATGCGGTTTAAAACCCGTGAGCAAAATCTCGCTCACACCATGGCTCGGTCCGATCTCGGGACCGAGCTGTTTAGCAATTTCCTCGAAGTGTGTCCTCTGCCCCAGGACAGCTTCACCCCGGAGTTATTCGAAGCTTGCCAGGCTGAGAACTACTCCAAAAAGATAGAGAAAGGCAGCACTCTCATAAACAACACCGCTGCCAGGTACGACCCCGACTCCAGTTTCAACTCGGCCAAAATCTTCTTGAAAACCCAAGATAAGGCCAAGTGGGAGTCCCTCCTTAACACGGTTAAAGGAGTCGAAGAACATTGCCGCTACCCTCGCCCGAAGGGTAGCGAGATTAAACCAGGGCAGACGCTCGCACTATTTCCCGATCAAGTGCTCGAGCTTTTCGGCCCCATCGCGCGGGGCATCACACGCCTAATCAAAGACCACTTACCCTCGCGGGTCTTGTGGTACGGTGGCGTGTCCCTCTTTGATCTTGAGGACTGGACGCGCGATAATTATCGTCCAGG